AAACTATTCTAGGATCATGGAAAGATGACATTGGTGTAGATGGTCTTGTAAATAGGGAATTTGATACAAGTACGTGGAAACAGAAGGACATAACAGTTACACCGAATGGATCAGTTTATCGAAGAGATAAGCAGGGGTTTCTTCCTAAATTAATGGAAAGTATGTATAATGATAGAGTTACATACAAGAAGTTGATGATAGAAGAACAGAAAAAGGGAAGAAACTCAGATCCAAATAAATTATCACAATATTACAACTATCAACAAAATTTAAAGATTGCACTCAACTCTGCATATGGTGCAATGGGGAATCAATGGTTTCGTTATTATGATGAACGTAATGCGGAAGCTGTTACAGCAGCAGGTCAGTTATCAATTCAATGGGCTGAAAATGCGGTGAATAGTTACTTAAACACTACATTGGGTACTGTGAATAAGGATTATATTGTTGCTATGGATACTGATTCTTTATATGTTTGTCTTGGTGATCTTGTTTCTAAAGTTGGTATTACCGATAAAGAAAAAATCGTTGGATTCTTGGACAAGGCCTGTGGAAGAATAGAAGGAGTCATTGAGAAGGCATATAAAGAATTATCTGAGTATGTAAATGCCTATCAACAAAAGATGGTCATGAAACGTGAAGTGATTGCTGATACAGGAATTTGGACGGCAAAGAAACATTATATTCTGAACGTTCATGATTCTGAGGGTGTTCGATACGAAGAACCCAAACTAAAAATTGTGGGCATTGAAGCAATTAAAAGTTCTACTCCGGAAGCATGTAGAGATTCATTGAAAGCCATTTTCAATATTATTATTTCAGGTACAGAAGATGATGTGATCAGTTATATTGAGACATTTAAAGATACATTTTTTACTTTAGATATGGAAAAGGTAGCATTTCCAAGATCAGTTAATGGACTTAAAAAGTATAAAGATCCTTCCGCAATTTATAAGAAGGGTACTCCAATTCACGTAAAAGGTTCGTTAATTTATAATCACATGCTCAGGTCACAAAAACTAACAAGAAAATATCCCATCATAAAAGAAGGTGAAAAGGTTAAGTTTGCTTATCTTAAAGATCCGAATCCAGCAGGTGACAAAGTAATTTCTATATTAAATAGCTTACCTAAAGAATTTCAATTAGAGAAATATATAGATTATGATACACAATTTGAGAAAGCATTTGTAGAGCCATTGAAAGGTGTATTAGATGTAATTGGATGGGATACTGAACGGCGTTCAAGTCTTGACAATTTTTTTATATAGTGTATAATAGGAGTAGATATGGCAGGAAGTATAATGGTACGATATGCAAAGAAGACCTACAAACAAATGAATAAAGAGCATTCAGGGTCTCATGCACAAATGAAAGTATTAAATCATTCGGTAGACATTGATCCGGATTCAATTAGTTATATGACTTTTGATAATATGAAGGACGCGAATAAGTTTGCTACTAGACAACAAGAACGGGGGTATCATATTATTGAGGTAAGAGATGACTACAAAAGATCGTGATTATAGAAGTTGGATCGATGAGGAATTACAAAATCTTCTCGATGGTTATCGATTCCAAAGAGATAATGTTGTGGAGACTTATACTGAACGGGCAGAGTTGAATGTAGAAATACAGTTAATTAAACAAGAATTTATTAATAGAGGTAAGGGTGAGTGATTATTTAGATAATTTATTAAAAGCTACTGGTAATGAATTCGCAACAAAAGTTTCGGATGGAATTGAAGCAGGCGATGTATCTACATATGTAGATACAGGAAGTTATATTTTAAACGCATTAGTTTCAGGAGATATTTATGGAGGAATCCCTTCTAATAAGATTACAGCATTGGCAGGAGAAACTGCAACTGGAAAAACATTCTTTGCATTGGGTATGGTCAAACAGTTTCTTACAGATAATCCTAGCGGTGGTGTTCTTTATTTTGAGTCTGAATCTGCTCTCACTAAAGACATGATTGAAGAGAGGGGGATTGATTCAAAACGAATGATAATTCTCCCTGTCACCACAATTCAAGAATTTACACACCAAGCGGTTAAAATAGTAGAAAATCATACAGAAGATAAACCGATAATGATGGTCTTAGATTCTCTTGGAATGTTATCAACAACAAAAGAAGTTACTGACATTACCGAAGGTAAAGAGACTAAAGACATGACAAGAGCACAACTTGTCAAGGGATGTTTCAGAGTCTTAACACTCAAGTTAGGTAAAGCTGGAATTCCTCTACTTGTAACTAATCATACATACAAACAGATGGGTACAATGTTTCCAACTGATGTAATGGGTGGCGGTAGTGGTTTACAATATGCCGCTTCAACTATTATATTTCTTTCCAAGAGAAAAGAAAAAGAAGGAACTGATGTTGTAGGAAATGTAATTCATTGTAAAAATTTCAAATCAAGATTGACTAAGGAGAATAAAAAAATTGATGTTCTCTTACGATATGATCAAGGATTGAATAGGTATTACGGGCTCATAGAATTAGCAGAAGACGCCGGAATCTTTACCAAAGTATCTACAAGATATGAGATGCCTGATGGTTCTAAAGTCTTTGGTAAGGCAATTCTAAAGGAGCCCGAAAAGTATTTTACACCAGAAATCCTTGATAAGTTAAATGATCACGCCAAGAAAGTTTTTCTTTATGGTGGATTTGATGAAGAAAGTGAGGTAACAGATGCCAAAGAAAAGTGAATTTTTTAAAGAGGGTAATAAATCTGATACGGATTTAAGGGCTACATTAAATGATCCATACTTTGAAACAGGAGAAGACCCCTACAAAGAATGTTCAAATCCAAATGATCCAGATGATAAATCATTATGTATAATAATTCAAGATGCATCACCTTTTGATGGTGCAATAGTTAGATATACATCATTTAAATTAGTAGAACAAGAATTGACCGGCGATGATATAGCTTGTCAATATGAATATGATATTGAAGTACCACCACATGATCTAGGACATAAAATTACTAACAAAGAAGGTAAGGAATTTGAAAAGAAACTAGGGGAGTGGATAATAGAAATAATACAAAAACAAATGGACAAACATGCAGCAGCGGATAGAGACAATAATATTAAAGAATCTATTACACAATGAAGAATATTCTAGAAAAGTATTACCATTTTTAAATAAAGATTATTTTTTAGAACATACAGATAAATTATTATATCAGCAAGTAGACCTATTCATCAACAAGTATAATAATTTGCCCACTAAAGAGGCGTTAGTTATTGAGTTAGATAATACTTCATTGAAGGATGAAGAATTTGAAAACGTAACAGAATTATTAACCCATTTGGAGGGGCAAAAAGATGAAAAATCAGATATTCAATGGTTATTGGAATCAACAGAAAAATTCTGTCAAGACAAAGCAATATACAATGCCGTTGTCCACTCAATTAAAATATTGGATGAACCCGAAAAATCTAAGTCTGACAAAGGTGCTATTCCTGAGTTGCTTACCGATGCTCTTTCTGTTAGTTTTGATCCTCATGTCGGCCATGACTACCTTTTGGATTCTGATGATCGTTATGCATTTTATCATAGGGTTGAAAAGAAAATCCCCTTTGATCTTGACTTCTTCAATAAAATAACACAAGGTGGTCTATCTTCTAAAACTTTAAATATTGCTCTTGCAGGAACAGGTGTTGGTAAATCTTTGTTTATGTGTCATGTTAGTTCTGGTGCCTTATCACAAGGACATAATGTTTTGTATATTACATTAGAAATGTCAGAAGAACGAATCGCAGAAAGAATAGATGCAAATTTGTTGAATATTAAATTAGATGATTTGGTACGTTTACCTAAAAAGATGTATGAAAAGAAAATAGAAGATCTCAAGAGTACGGTTAAAGGTAGATTGATTATCAAAGAATATCCTACAGCCGCTGCTAGTACAAACCATTTCAGATCGTTATTGAATGAACTAAATCTCAAGAGAAATTTCAAACCAGATATGATTCTTGTTGATTATATTAATATATGTTCTTCTTCAAGAATTAGACCAGGACAATATGTAAACTCTTATAGTTATATTAAATCGATAGCAGAAGAACTTAGAGGATTAGCAGTAGAATTTGATGTTCCTATTTTGTCGGCTACTCAAACGAATAGGGCAGGTTTTCAAAATACTGATGTTGGCCTTGAAGATACTAGTGAGAGTTTTGGACTTCCCGCGACAGCAGATTTTATGTTTGCTATTATCAGTAATGAAAACTTGGAAGAAGCGGGACAAATATTAATCAAACAGCTAAAAAATCGATATAGCGACCTTACTTCAAATAAGAAATTTTTAGTAGGAGTAGATAGAGCAAAGATGAGACTTTCTGATTTGGGAGAGTTGTCACAATCTGGACTAGTTGATACAGGTAAAGAAGAAAAGAACGACACTCCATCATTTGATATTGCCACCGGTGGAAAAATGAAAAACAAAAAGGATTTTGGGGAGTTTAAGTTTGAGTGATGATAAAATAATTAATTTAGAAGAATATAAAAAACAAAGAAAAGAAGATAGGGAAGAATATTATAAAACCCTATCTGTTCCCACCCTCAAGGCATTCGAGCCTGACCACTACTACATCAACCCTGAAAAGGGAACGATGATCCATGTCCTATTCATTACGGACAAAAGTGATATTTTTGACAGAGAAATGATCTACGTTATGGAAGATCCATCCGGAACATTTTATTGTGCTCCAGTTAGAGATGATACCTGTGAAGGATGGCACGAACTTCATGGAGATGTCTTTACACACGAAGTTCTAAAAAAGAGATATGAAGGTGAATTGCCACCATTTCCAGATCCAGAGCCGGCTTAAGATAGTTAGTTATTATAAATATATCAGTAAACTCTATTCTAATTAGGAGGAATTAATGCGATCATTTATAGGACATCAACAGTATTTGGTAGAAAAAACTGCGAAAAGAGCGATTCAAACCAAATTAGTTGATGCTGGTATGGGAAAGGTGACTGATCCTGAAAGAGTTAGTAATCCAAAAAAAATATCTAATGCGGCTTTCAGTAAATTAATTAAAGATACACTTCCAGAAGTTGGTGATATACAGATAATTGCAGCAAATGAGCCTGGTAGTGAAAGTGGTTCTTTTCCAACGTTTGTATTTATGTATGATGGAGAAGAAAGAAAAATGGTTCTTACTGCAGAAATAAAGGGCAGAGGAAGCAAAGGAACAATAGCTCAAGAAGTTTCTTGGTTACTGGCTTTATCAGCATTATATAACGATAATACAATAAAAACTCCACAACAGCTCCAAGAAGGTATGATAAAAAAAATGGCCTACCAGAAGGTATATGATGAGAAAGGTAGTCCATTAAATGAGAGCAAAGCAAAAGGATTAATAGCGTGGTTGTTTAATAAAAAACAAGAAAAGACTTGGCTTCCATCACATTTAGGTCAATGTAAGAAGTTTATTAACACATATACCAAAGCTCCATCAAAATTTATAAAAGATAGACCAAATATACCCATTGTTCTATTAGCAAAAAAGATATTTTCAACTTCAGTTCCAGATCAAGAATTTGATAAAGATAAATGGAATCCTGCTGATGTTTGGTTAGAGTATGAAGATGTTCCAGCATATACATCTTTAACACAATTAAACAATTATCTAGAAGACTCTATACTGGGACCTAGTGGTACTATAGGAGTTTCTTTAAAACTTGGTACTAATTCTGTTACTAGAATTAATATGAAGGGGGAAAGACCAGAATACGAGGTTACAGATTTTGATTTATGGTATGGTGATTTATTTGCACAGAATGTTCCAGCAGAATATAAGGGCAATGAGTTAGCAGGATATTCTGTAACATATAGGGTATTTGATGCAAATGCAAAATCAACTATACGTGGTGAGGCCAATAGAAAACTATCAAAAGCTGCACATGGTAAGGTATATTTAAAATACTTAGATTTTCTTATGGGAGGAAAAAGAACATACGTAAGGAGGGTAGAAGGCGTTAAAGGAATACTCGTAAAAGAACTTGGAAGCAAATCCTATAGATATGAATTTACTAGAGATGGTATAACGGCATTTAATAAGATAAAAAAAGTGTGGCCATTATTAAGGGATTCTGATATAATGAAATTTGCTGGTACAGCATTTCCAGCAAATTATGATAAACTTTTAGATGAAAAAGAATTCTTAGATTATCTTGGAGAATATGCCCAGAAAAAGAAATTAAAAGAAAAACAAATGCAAACTAGAGTATCAGTAAGATTTCAAACTCTTAGATTGGGATCACTATTTGCGGGTATAAAAAAAGGTAGTAAGGATAGACTACATGAAGTTGCATTGGGTATGTTATTGTACGGAAAATCTGAATCTTCTTGGTCTGCACCACATGTGAAGGCACAGTAATGTTCGCATTCGCCTCATTCTTAACTGAACAGAAGAATCTCCACATGGAACACCTTGAAGATGAGGTGTTGAATCATGGGGTAGAAGGAACAAGAGGAGCAATAAACTTCCTTCAAGGTCTAAGAGATATGTTAGCTGGAAACTCTGATTCATCCGTCAATGTAACTGTAAAGTGGGATGGAGCACCAGCAGTGTTCGCCGGCTATAATCCAGAGAATGATAGATTTTTCGTAGGAACAAAAGGAGTATTTGCCAAGAACGCAAAGATAAATTATAATGAAGCAGACATAACTACAAATCATTCTGGAGGGTTAGCATCAAAACTTAAAGTTGCATTCAACGAGTTATCCAAAGTAAACATAAAAGGTGTTTTACAGGGTGACATGATGTATACAGCAGATGATTTACAGACAGAAACGATTGACAACGAATCTTATATTACTTTTCAACCAAATACAATCGTTTATGCAATACCTGTAAAGTCTAAATTGGCGGCGAAAATCTTGTCCTCTAATATGGGAATCGTGTGGCATACTACTTATAGTGGTGATACGATGGAGGACATGACCGCCTCTTTTGGTGTAAGTTCAGGTGCATTTAGGGAAAGTAGTTCGGTATGGCAAGCAGACGCCTCATTTCAAGATACATCTGGAAGTGCTACCATGACAAAGAAACAAACTGGAGATGTTACAGAAATATTAAAAAAAGCAGGAAGCTTATTCCAGAAATTAGATTCTAATGTTTTAGGAATGATCGCAAATGACTCTCAGACAGGTGAACTTGTGAAGGCTTATACTAATAAGATGGTCAGACAAGGAGAACCCATTAAAGATGTGAAGAGACACACCGCAGGATTGATTGCATTTGTATATGACAAGTTGAAAGCAGAGATTGATAAGGTAAAAAGAGAAGAGACAAAGAAAAACAAAAAAGATGTGATGGACAGATATGTGGGGTTTCTTAGGAAGAATTCAGGTGAATTTGTTAAGATATTCGCAATGCAAAATTTACTCATTGAAGCAAAACTGATAATTATTCGTCAGTTAGAGAAAGTGAAATCTATAAAAACGTTGATGAGAACATCTACAGGATATAGAGTAACCGCACCAGAAGGATTTGTCGCCATAGACAACCTCAAGGGTGGAGCGGTCAAATTGGTTGACCGGATGGAATTTTCAATGCAAAACTTTAATGCTGCAAAAAACTGGGACAAATAGTGGAAGAAGAAGTTGAGAAGGATTGGCATGAAGGACACGAACCTCAACTTGGTTATGACCATTTCGAAGATGAATATGAACAACGACATGATCCAAATCATCCATATTGTACAAACTGGCCGGTAAACAAGAAAAAGGGAGAAGATGAAAAGGTTTAAAGAAACTAATAAGGAATTATATGAAATTTCGAGAAAAGACAAATTAGCTCTTGACATGGCTCTTATTTCTGAAGCTGGTAATGATATGTGTTCTGTCCCATTAGAGAAATTACGGTCAAAAGTTATGCGTGATAGACACAAAAAATTATGTATGACACCAAAAAATGTCAATACTAAAAGTATGTGGTCAAAAGCGGCACAAAAAGCAGCAGGTGGAAGACACAAGTTATACAATAGTCTTGAAGAAGGACCGGAAAACATAATCATACTAATACAAGACATTACTAAACAGATGATTACGGCTCTTCAAAAGGGTGATGAAAGAAAATTGAAGGGGCTCTATAAAAATTTAGGAAAGGTCATCAAATGAAAAGTTTTAATGAATTTTTGGAAGATAATAAAGATGCATTGAATAGGGCATTAGCCATGCATAAGTTTAAGAAAAAAGGTGGTAAAATAGATAAACAACCCCCTTCTCTTGATAGAGTTTGGACCAGATTTTCGAATGCTTCTACATTATCTAAAGATGATCAAGAAAAAGTAAAGGCTATAGCACAATATCGCAAAGATAAAAGGAAAGCAAGGGTTAAACCTACGAACAAGACTTATGGTAGAAGTAAAAGGAAAAAATGAAGAGTTATAAAGTTTGGCAAGAAGGGTGGTTTTCTAAAAAGAAACCAGAAGACCCAGAAGAAAAAGAATTAATGGATCTTGGTATGAAGTCGGCCGGTAGAGGTGGATGGTCTAAAAAAGAACAAGAAAAATACAATGATCTCTGGATGAAGATGCACAAAAAAGGGAAAACTCCAACTTTATCACCACCTGCTGTATATGATGATGATTCTTGGGGAACTAAAACTAAGAAACTTCAAAAGAAATTGAAACTTACACAAAGAGATCATCAGGGTGTATTGGCATAATGAAATCTTTTAAACAACATTTAAAAGAAGCAAATTCCAAGTATATTGTTTCCATGAACCCTAACGACAAGAAATGGTATGTAATGGGTCATGTGGGGAACAACAAATGGATGCCAGTTTCTAATGGATTTAAAAACAAAACCCAGGCACAGAAGTGGGCAAAGAGTCAAGATAAGGTGGACTCCGCCGCTCGTGGAGAAATAAGTGGTGTATAAGATGAAATCTTTTAAACAACATCTAGAAGAAGCTCAAGCTGGATTTAATACTAAAGACATGATCTTTACTAATGCAGACACTCCAGCATTGATTTTATCACCAACTGCGTTAGAGAGAGCATTCGGTGCACTTGAACGAATTAAAGCATGGCACGTTACTGATTTGTCAGGATTGAAAGGATTAATAAAACTGCAAGGAAAGAAATCTTCTATCTCAGTATTGACGGAAATAGAACCATCAGACCATCAGCCTTTTGAGGGAATTGAAACTGGTGGAGGTTTTGTAGTTGAATTGGAAGGGACAGAATTGGTATCTATGGATCAAGATGCATGGTCTGAACGATTAGAAGGTGGGAGAAGAGGAATTAGTGTTACAAAGGAACTTTTTCCTAATATGTATCGCCATTTGGAATTTATGGTGAAGAAGATATATGAGAAATATAGTAAAGAACCTTATTCAAGAGATTCAAGAAAAGCCGGAATAGCATTTAATAAATTGGGTCAAACATTGTCTCAAAAAGAAAAAGGACAATTCATTAAAGAGTATATTGATAATTGCGAAGAAATTCTCACGAAAAATAAAAGAGCACGGGATGAATTGAGAAAATATGGAAGAGTAATGAATGTAAGCTTAAATAAGAAACATTTTTATAATGAGAGTGTAGTAAATCAAATATCAATTAAGAATGTATATGTGGTTTTAGAAAAATGGGAACAATTTGGAAGAGTAGATTGGGGGTCCGAAGGTGATGATGAATTGAAATACATAAAGACTATATGGAAAGATGTACAAATGAAATCGCAAAAAGAGTTAGTAACTTTGGTCAATAAAAAATGAAATCATTTAGAGGATATCTAAAAGAACGATTCCAAGAATGGAAAAGTGGATCAGCACCGGCATGGACTGAGAGTTTATCTACCATGTTGTTTGATCTACCAAGAGCAGGATTTAAGGATATACACATTCCCTTATCGCCTTCAATCATGAGTAGAATATGGCCAAAGTCGGTTCGTTCAAAGGCTTTTCATCTAACTGATTTTGATGGTGTTAAAAAATTAAAAGGAATGCAAAAAGGTAAGAGATCAATTTCTGCATTTTATAATATGGATGATTATATGATTACTTCTGGAATTAAAACAGAAGGTGGATATGTTGTAGAGTTGGAAGGAGATGTTCTCGCAGCATCACCAGATGATATTTCAAGTCAACCAGATAAGTCGGGTAGAAGATGGATAACTTTGAGTTCAATCATGAATCCACCTACTGCTGCTGATCCTGGTTTGGGAGGTAAAGCAAAACTTGGAGGAATAGAAACAGATATACAGGACGTATTAGTAGAAATTCTTGGTAAAAATGGAAAAGGGCCATACAGGGCAGGAGACACTAATGAAATTGCAAAAGCATGGTCTTATCTTGGTAAATCAACTGGTGGAAAAGAAAAATCATTGATTATCAAAGATTATATTGATGGTATGGAAAAGGTTATGAAGAAACATTCCAAACCATTAAGATCGGTACTTACAGACTATACCAAGAAGAAAACTCTTGAGCCGGATCCAGATAGTGGCGAAACGGCAATGTGGGATGAATTAGTAGTCAATAATTTTACAATTCAAATGATCCACATTGGCCCTGAGATGTCACCTGATTTTGATCCTGAAAATGAGGATTCACTAGGCAAGGAAGATTTGGGTGGATTTGATTACTTACTATATGATGATGCAGGAGATATGATAGATTACATTAATAGGGCCCTAATATGAAATCATTCAAAGGATATCTAAAAGAAGAAGTTGCTTGGGAACAAAGTACTTCCAAGATGGTCTTTGATTTTGGTGACAAATATGCAATAAAAATTCCCCTATCTTCTGCAATAATTGATAAGGTATTTCCAGACAAGATTAGAACCACAGTATTTCACGTTACAGATATAAAAGGTGGTGAAAATCTGATAAAATTACAAAATAAAAAGAAATCGGTTTCTGCATTCTTTTTTATGGATACATCTTATCTCATGCAAGGTATTCAAAATAGTGGTGGAACTATTGCAGAATTAGATGGTAATGTTATTGCATCTGCGAGCCATGATATAATGAGTCAGCCGGATAAGTCAGGTAGAAGGTGGATTTCCTATGCAGATATTGCTGATCACGTACCTATGGAAGAAGATCTTATAGGTTTGATTAGTAAACTTGCGAACAAATATAATCCTGATTCAAAACTTGAAGATGTAACAGATGGACGTAGTTTTGGTAAATACTGGCAAATGCAAGAAAAAATAGACGCAAAGACATTATCGTTAGTCATTAGAGATTATATTACAGGAATGACCACAATTCTTAAAAAGAATAAACAAGATTTATTTTATGCAATGCGCCAATATTCTAATGAAAGAATTACAAAACGTAGTTGGGATGAACAATTAGTTGATAAATTTACGATTCAAAAAATACATTTTCTAACTACAGCAGGCGGTGGATTGGGTGGAATTAAAGACGATTTTATAGCTATATTAGACAAGAAAAGAATACCTTATAAAAGTTGGGATATTGATTATGCCGGATTAGCAACTTATATTCGTCAAGTTGGAGAAGCAGAAATACGAACAATGGGAACGAAATGAAATCATTTAAACAACATTTAAACGAAAAAATAGAACTTGATGAATTATATGGAATTGTAAAGATTTCTGGAAAAAGAGGCCGAATTGTACAAGATTCTCCTGGTGAGGTTGTTTTTGTTGGTAATAAAAAACAAGCAGTAAAGAACTTGAAACAAGTAAAAAAAGATGGTGGAGATGGTTATATCATGCAGGGTGTTACTATAAAAGTTGGAGAAAAAGTCAAAGGATTTGGAGAAGAGTACACAACAGAAAAAGTAGAATATTATTTGGACACATCCAAAGATGATACTGAAAAATATGTTGCAAATGATGGAGATTATTGGTACACAGGTAAGATAGGTATTAGGGGTGGAGATAGATATTTGAAGTTTGCTGCCACACATGGAAAAGACAGTTATTTTGAAAAGGCCAAGTTAAAAAAGACAACACCAGAGAAACTTGAAAAAGATGTTGGATTTACTGTAGATTTTAAGAAACTTTATAAAAGATAAAAATGAGCACAGCAGTATTTGTATTTGGGAGATTTAATCCTCCCACTATCGGACACGAAAAGTTGATAAATGCAGTAATTGCAGTTAATCAACGAGAAGGCGGAACTGCCTTGATTTATGGGAGTCATTCGCAAGATTCAAGAAAGAATCCTCTTTCTCATAAACAAAAGTTTAATTATTTGGGGAAAATGTTTCCACGAATGAAAAAATCTATGCAAAGTAAGGCGACAGAGAAAAATCCACTTGAAGTTGCTGTTGATTTAGATGGAAAATATGATAGATTGGTAATGGTGGCTGGTAGTGATAGAGTCGATGAGTTTACCTCATTACTAAATAGTTACAATGGGATAAAGTCTAAACATGGATTTTACGAATATAAAGAAATAGAAGTAATTAGTGCCGGATCAAGAGATCCGGATGATGATGGTGCAGCTGGTATGTCAGCATCCAAGATGAGAAAAGCGGCAACTCAAGGAGATTTTAAAGCATTTCTATTGGGTGCATCAGACGAATTAACAGTAAAAGACAAAAAAAATATGATGAATGATGTACGAAAAGGATTAAAATTGGATACGATTCGTGAAGCAATGAAGCGCCGAAGAGGATTACAAGAACCGGTTGAAGTCGAAAAAAACGACTACAAAGAGGCAAAAGAACTTTCATGGCAAGGTTATGATACTATAAATTTATCTACCTGTGATGACGCATTCGAATTATTTGATGAAGTCGTTAATAGTATTGGTCAAAGTACTTTTACTAAACCAGAATTAGCATATCTTAAAGAATCATTAATTTTGGTTGATAAGTGTCTTACTATAACACAAGTACCAGAAAAAATGATAGAAGAACAAGATGTACTAGATTATATACAATGTTCTGGTAAAGCAATAAAATTATTGGAGACTGTTGGAAAACGAACAGGAATACCTTTTAACTATTCGTTTTTGAATGATCTACAAGTAAAAGTTGTAGAAGATATACAACCTAAAAAATCATTTACACAATTTTCAGGAGAAATGTATGGCATCTGATAGCCTATTAAAAGTAATTGCAGGACTTGTTAAAAGAGAAGCAAGACAGCAAAAAGAAGACGCGAAGAAGGCTAAAGAAGCAGTTAAGGCCAAAGCGGAACAAGATGATGAAGAAGATGAGGATGAAGATCCGGTAGGTGATCCAAAAGCACCGGCGGTAGAACAAGAAGAAGATCCTGAAGCTGAAGGTGAACCTGAGGGTGAAGAAGAACCCGAAGAAGAACCAGAGCCAGAAGATGATGGAGCAGGCGATTCCAAACCAAACGGCCCTGATCCTGTATTAGTTCAACAAGTTGCTGATATTGTGGTAGCACAATTAGCGGATATGATGAAAAAACAACAAGACGCTGAAAAGGCAGCAAAGTATGATTCCGGTGAAACTAAACTTTCTGGTAAAAAAGAAAAAATTGATACTAAACCTAAATTAGAACAAGTCAGGAAGGGTAAAATGAATTTTAGAGAAGCAATGAGAATGTCCATAACTGGCACTCATCTAAAAGAAGGATATGAAGAAGCTGTCCTTGATATTTTAGAAGATGAAAAAATAGATGGACCTTTGGGATACGAACCATTCTTTGAAAAAGGTAAACTGTTTGTAGAAAAGGGATCAGAAAAGAAAGCCGCAAAGGTACTCAAACAATCTAAAGATATTAATAAAGTTCCTAAAATTGTAGGAGAAACTACAGAATTTACAGAGTATGCAGACCTAGAAGAGTTGCAACAAAAGTATGAAATATTAGCAACAACTGAAGCAGTTGAAGTTGATGGTCGAAAAAGGGGTTTCAAACAGGCACTTAAAAGATTGACCTATGAAAAATTACAAGCATTGAAAAAAGAAGGCGCAGCTGAGTTTATGGCCGCTGCTTCCGCCGCCAAAAGAGAAGGTAAAAAGAAATTCAAATTTGGTGGAAAAGAATATCCAGTTACAATTAAAGTAGATATTCCACTTAAAGGTGACAAATAATGAAATCATTTAACCAACATACAGACAAAGATTTAACTGAAGAAGTATTTTATTGGTATATCATAAAAGGAAATACCGAAAAGGGTAAAGTAGCTCATGTTGGAACAGAAAGACAATTAAAACTAAAGATAAGAAAACCAACATTTCCACCCAATCACGTTCTTTTGAAATCAAGAAAAGATTTAAAAATTGGTGATAAGTGGAAAGGTTCTATGGGTGTGTCTGAAGAAGTTAAGTTAGATGAAGCTACTGCTGGAGATTTTCTACTTGGTTTAGGTGCTGCTGGTGGACTCCTAGCCCTAAAAAAGGGCTGGGATAGGTTTGGTAAAGGATCTAAATTGGCCAGAGGGTTATCCTTTACCAAAAAAGGAAAAGCGAAAGTAGATCAAGATAAAGTAGACAAAGCAAAAGAGAAAGAAGCTCAAAAAACTTCTAAGGCAGATGCTGATGCATTAAAGTATGAAAAAGATGAAGAAGGTATTATAATAAAGCCAGGAGATGCTGACAAATACAAAAAGACTGCTGGAAAGGCACCTACAGGTTGGCAAACTGACAAAGAAACAGGAAAACTAATTAGAAAAGAATCAAAAGTTCCGGAGAAAACCATGACAATCACAGAAAGTAATGAACTACAAGCAATCATGGCCTTAGATGATGAAGGTATATCTGCTGAAATCAATCGCAAAGGTCAAGTGGTTGTCAAGAAAAAAGACTTAAAGAAAGCAGAAAAGGCACTCAAGAAATCTTTCAAGAAAGGTGGAGAACCAAAACTTGTAGGAGAAGATTCTGAGATTGATGAAATGAAAATGTCAGCAGCCTTAAAGAAGAAAAAAGATAAATGGGCTAAATCTTCCGCAGGTAAGGCATCTTTGAAAAAATCTGCAAAGCGCGCCAAAAAAGTCGCATCTGGATCAATCAAAATTGATAAAGCAAAAGGTCGAGCAATGGCTAAAGCCAGAGCGAGAGGTGGAATTAGAAATGAATTTGAACTTGATGAAGTATTTAACGTTGGTAAAATGTCAGACAAAAAATTAAAAGATTTTATTGGTCAATTTGATCCTGATGAACGTATGGGTATGGCGGCCGCAATGCAATTGAAAGCCGCCAAAAAAGAAGCCAGGAAGCGAGGAATCAAAGAAGATTCTGAGATTGATGAAGCACTCAAACCAAAAGATAAACTTACTGTTGATACTTTTTACTACAGGAAAAGTAGAGAAAGTAATTTACTTTCTACTAATGGCAACAAATTAGAAAAACTTGGTATGGGTGGACAAACAATAGCCAAGTGGAACAAAAGTGGTAAAATTGAAATTCTCGCTGTTACTGATGTTAAGTCAACAGAATCTATACTCACGTATATGAAAAAGTCTATACCAAAAGGTAACTTTGATCCGAAAAGTTATAAGTTGTTTTTCGGTGAAGAATTACAACGAACCGCTTATGAAGTAGTTTCTGAAGCACGTAAAAAGGCCATAGCAAATAAACCTAAATGGGAACAGGAGTGAAATGGATATAAACAAAGAATATTTTAGTGATAAATCAGAAGCCGAGAAATTGAGAAATGTTTCATCTTTAGTTGACAGTATTGTAAATGCAAAACCTGATGATTCCTTAAAGGTAGAAGGTGGTGGAGTAGGTGAAGGTGATGGTACGGAAGGTATGGAACCTGAAATAGATCCATTAGTTGATTTGGTAGGTAAAACAATATCTACACATAGGCCGAATAGAGGAGCATTCTTTCAAGGAGTACAATCGGATGACAACCCAAAATTATGATTCTTCATTAGACCTCGTTAATGAGCGTTTAAAACAGATTGACAAGATTAAAGAGAAATTTTCGGGCTTTCCGGAAGTGCAACAAAAATTACAAAGTGCGAGGGACGCATTAGTAGAAAGCGAAGAAGAAATAATGACATATTATGATCTTACAAGTATAGAAAAGTATAATAAGTCATAAATATAATAATAACATAACAATTTTTAAATATTAAATAGGAGAATAACATGCCTTTATGGGGAGCAAGCGATGCTGATGAGTCTAAACCTAAATGGTTAACCACAGCAGAAAAGAAAACAGTCTATGCTACTACTGCCGGATGGGTTCATGAAGCCTGGAATGCAGACATGGGTAACGACAATACAAGTGCACAAGTAGAAGTTTTGGCTTGTGCAAGTGCATTAACAACTTCACTTGGTGCAGCAGATGTTACATCTTGTGAATTTATTACTACAGCTTGGGATGCGAGTGCCGGTGGAACACTTCAATGTAGAGTTCGATGGAACGAAGCAGTTGATGTTGTAGAAGGTGGTTCAGGTTTAAAACTGAATGTAAATAGAACACCAGATGGTGGTTCAGCAGCTTCGCATACTTTAAGGTATGGTAGTGGAACTGGAACAAATGAATTGATGTTCCAACTTGCAATTGCAGGTGGTTCACCAGTTGGAGCACTTGATAGCTTTGCTATTACCGAACAAACTCTTGCAGTTGGTGGTGGAACTACTTTAAAAGATGCTGGTACTAATGTTGCGGCATCAAGAGTAATTTCTACTGCACAAGCCGCAGCTGCTGGTACATTAGTCGCAACTGCATAATAATTAATATAGGAGTCACTAATGGCTAAAGGAAAAGGAAAATTCAAGGTGGAATATTATCGTGGTGATGGCGATCATGATGCTCAGCATGTTTCACCTGTTGCAGAGTATTTTGATGATGTCAAAGCCGCTGAGAAATTTGTAAAACAAGTGCAGTTAAATTCTGGTTCTGCTCGTAAAGGTCACACTAAAGAAGATGGCTTTGGAGATGGATTAAATTTAGGATGGAGATTGGAAGATGCAGGTGGAGCAATTAAAGAGAAACCTGCTGATCCACCCGCTCCTGAACCGGCGCCTTGGTAAAATAATACTTAAATGTTTGGAGTTAAAATGGCGAAAAGCTTATTGAAAAAGGTTAAAAAGGGAGCAAAAAAATCTCTCAAAAAAACAGTAGTATTTGAAGAAAAAGTAGAGAAAGTAGCTAGTTCTGCTACTTCCTCTGCTAGATCTCATGTTGAATCCCTCGCACACTCTCGTAGAGATGCGGCAATCGTATGGGGGATGATTAAAAATGGAAGCCATAGTGATGCAGAGATCAAAGAGATCTGCAAATCTAAAGGTTTCGATACCCTATTAAGTGAAATATAATCCTTAATAGATTTTACAGGAGATTACGTCTAGGACATTCCCTTTCGTATGAATACGGAGTCCTAGCGTATATTCCTTAACGGTGGCGAGTCCCGTCACATTGCCTAAAAGGAAACAAAATGGCTGATAAGAAAATTACCGCTCTCAATGCGTCTACCGCATTGAGTACCGATGATCTTTTCCATGTTGTAGATGATCCAAGTGGTTCACCAACAAACAAAAAGATTACCTCTGCAAACGTGTTTAACAAGATTCCTACGTGGATCGCACTTGCAGGAACACCTCAAGCACTTTCTGGTGCAGGAGCCGCAAACCTAACCACATCAATTACTAACTGTACCTCTACTGGTGTAGACCAAGTAGTTACTGTCGCCAACTCAACACAAATTGGACAAATCAAAATTGTTTGTCATACTGTTGATGGTGGGAGTGTAAAAGTTACACCAGCTACTTTAGATGGTGGAAGCTATTTCACATTGGATGCAGTAGGTGATACTGTTGTTCTCATTTGGAACGATAGTGCATGGCAGTGTATTGGTGGATTTGGTCACGCAGTGACATAATTTGTAATTTAATAGAGAGTAGGTCACAGGGCCTACTCTCTATTTTTGAAAAGGTTTATTATGAAAAAAGAAAAAACAGTAAGTATTACAGAATTAAAAGCAGAAAAAGCAAAACTTGAAGGTGATCGTGCAGTTTTAGGTGAAAGATTACAGGCACTTAATGCAGAACGTGAAAAGTCACAACAACAATTAATAATGATCGCGGGAGCATTACAAGCAGTCAGTCATCTTATAGGAACTATTGATCCTGAAACATCTTTAGAAGAACAGGTTGAAGCGGATTTGAATTTACCTGAAACAATAAATCAAACCGAACCCGGCCCATGAAATGATATTTGATGATTTAAATGATGATAATTTCCTCATGTTCGCCATGAAGGAATATAATGACATACAATGTACTGATATTGAAGAATTTTATGATGACTTAAAAAAAATTAAGTATATCAAAAGACTCTTTAATATCTACATAAATACTGGTCAATTAAAGGAACGATTAATTCTTAATCATCTTATTGTATTTTATAATGTTTTTCCGGTACAAGCCGGAACACGAATATTGTTTTATAAAATAGAAAAAGATTTTTGGCCAATGTTAAAAACTTTCTTAATCTTCTTGGATCGAATGCCAGACATAATAGATTCAATTAGAGGAGAAATAATACGAACATCCAATATTCAATTAGATGAGGGTATTGTTACTCGATTAAGATCAATAAAGGTTTAAATGGCAGAGTTAAAAGAGGGAGTGGTTGGAGGAGCAATGAACTTATATTTCATATATAAGTTTTTGCGAATACTTACAACTCCATTCGCAAGTACAGATGCCTTTAAATTGGGTATTATAGACGAAAAAGGAAAGATTCTCATAAAGAAGTCTAAATTAAAGTCTATTGAACAAAAAGAAGCCTATACTATGTTTGATCGATTGGTATGGAAACTCAAGAGATTGATGGAAAAAATACCATTTGGAAAAACACGCCTGGCCTCTTATGCCGCGGCTCTTTGGTTAATCAAAGAAGAAAATAATTTTAATGGTACTGATAAAGAATTACAAGAATCATTTTTGGATTTCTTAGA